CTTTTATGGTCACAGATGCTTAGTTTTGGTTCTGGTCAACAGTTAAAAGCATTATTTATGCTTGGACTGGGTGATTTAGCACACAAACCTGACTTTGCAGGTTTTGCAATTGGTGACCTCTTATTAAAAAATTATTTTAATAAAAAATTAGCAATATATGCAACGACTCATGGTGGTAGACCAAAAGAAGGATTAGAAAAATATCCAGAGGGGACTTTAGAAAGACAAAAAGACAGACGAGGCGGTACTTTTCAAGATATAATGTCTGTTGACTGGGATCAGAATGCTGAAGCTATAGACACTATTGTAAGTAGTGCAAGGACTCCTAATACACAGACAATTTTTGGGAATTATTCTCCAATACCTAATTCTATGAGATATAGAGTTCCTTATGAATTAGTTTTAAAACAAAAAAATTTAAAAGATCAAAATAAAAAAGATGTTGACACAAAGAGAAGAAAACTTAGAACCAGTTTTCCAAGATACGCTGCTGTTTATAGATATAACGGTGACGAAACTAATAGAGATAGTTTTTATGCTGAAAAAAATGCACAAATTGATTACATTATTGGAGATATGGATACTGAGAGTCAATACGGTACAAGTTTTGACCCTTGGGGTGTAGAAGATGTTAAATCTGCTGTAGATGCTTCAAGAGAAGAAGCTGATGATGCTATACAAATTGGTGAATCTTATTTAATTGGAGAAGCTTTAGCTGTTTGTACAGATAAAAGCAGTCCGATGTGGTCAAGTAAAACTTACCAGACTTGTTTTTTTAAAATAGATACTGCGGGTTTAATAGATGTAAGAGGAGGTCAACCAGGTTTTTTTCATGCTCATAAAGGATATGAATTGTTAACAATTCAAAAAGTTGCTCTTGGAACGATTAGTAATAGTAAAGCTTGTGATGTTACAGAAATAGGATTGAAGTCAAAAGTATTTAAACAGGTCACAAGTTTTGCTAATGCTAACAGTCATCCTGGTGCTGTTGGTTGGAATCAGCAAGATATGGATACAACCGATGGAGTTGTCAAAAGATACAACGAAGATAACGGTAGTATTTCTCTTGGAGGTATGAGCAAATACCTTACAAGGTATAGTTTTTTTAGATTACAGGCAAGAGAAGCGGGTATTGATGATCTTGAAGATAGTTGGAATTTTATAGATGGGGGAAAACCTTTTGGTATTAGAGGAAATTCACCGCAACCTCAATATAATTTTATAAGAATTAATCATTACTGCGTTCCTAAAAAAGAATTTGAATTTAGGTTTGTGCCTTATCCTGGAAATTTAATTAAAAGATTTTTTGTAGATAAAAGTACAGTAAGAATGTTAAGTGCTTCTGGTGAGTTATTGACTTATGATGTAAAAACAACTGAACAAAGATTTGATATATATTTTCAAGGATCGGAAGAAACTTTAAGAAGCGGAGATGTTTCAAATACAGAATGGTATTTAGGAGATTTACCTACAGATACTGATGGTGGAAAGATTAATAAAATATTAATAACCGCAGATGGTTTTATCCCACGTTCCACAAGATGGGTAGAAATAGAAAGAAGATCATCAAATATGGATGCAAGTCTAAGAGGAGAAGCAGTTATTAGATATAACACTCAAAGTAGTGGTAGTGACTGGAGATGGGATGATAAACCTAATCCACGTTGGTCGGAGTATATAGGTAATAGAAATAGAGAAATAAACAGTCCATTAAGTAATCCTGACAGTATTACAATAGGAGATCCTTATGTTCATCCTTATATAGATAGAGATGGTTTTAGATTTGGTGTTGGACCTTTTATTCAAACAATCAGAAGAAGAAATAAATCTAGAAACCATGGTCATTATTATGGAATGATTAAATATGAAATGAAAGAAGCTGATGTACCTCCTACTGTTCATACAAATATCTCAACAGTTACTAATGGTAGTGGTTCAGGTCTTACCGTTGATATAAAAGTATATTTAAATCCAGAGGATAACTCCTATGCGGGTGCTGTTTGGGAAGTAAATCAAAGAGGTAGTGGTTACAAAGATTCTGACCTTATAGGAGTCCCTGCTGTCGGTAATTTTCCAGGTGTAAATAATATCAATATTGTCACTGATTTCAGTGAATTTGTATCTCCACCTTGGCCTGAAGGTAAGAATTTAAATCCTTTTGATGCTATTGCAGATTATTACCAATATGATGCAGAACGTAGTAGTCATCAAGATGGCCCAGAACATGAAATTGTTTATGTAAATGAACAAAGTAATTTAGGTCGAGATATTCCCTACGCTTTTGATCAGGCTGGTATTGCCAATGTTGCCTTACGTCTTAGCAGTTCAAAAGAATGGAATAGTTTTTCACAATTTTCTGCTTATATAAAAGAGGGAATCTTAGTGCAAAGATTGGTAGAAGATAAGATTGGTCCGACTAATTTATTTCCTGAGATTGTTTATTCTTTGTTAACTGAAAACCGCTTTGGATTGGCAGATTTAATTGGTGTCAGTGCTGTTGACAAGGATAGAATGACAATCGCTGCCAAATTCTGTGAAGCAAACCAGTTTTATTGGGATGGTGTTATTACTGATAAACAAAATATAAGAGAATTTGTCTACCAAAATGCAGTATTTAACTTATTAGATTTTACGATTCTTGGTGGTAAATTTTCACTATTTCCCTCTGTTCCATATAATGCTGATAATTTTACGATAAAGAAAACATCAAAACCACACGTTCGAGCTTTATTTACTGATGGAAATACAAGAAATCTAAAAGTTAGTTTTTTATCACCAGAAGAACGTCAGAATTTTATTGGAACGGTTTATTTTAGAAAAGAGATACCAAATGGTTTTTCTGAAACATTATCAAAAACTTTTACTATTGCAACTGATGATAAAACTATAGAGGAAAAATTTCCAACAGAAGTATTTGATATGTCTGATTTTTGTACTAATGAAAGTCATGCTGTTGAATTTTTACAACACGCATTAATGATAAGAAATAAAGTAGATCATGGTATTAAATTTGAAA